CTTAAAAAACGAAACTATAAGTCTGGTGGCAAAGTATCTAGTGCCTCAAAACGAGCAGACGGTATAGCAATTAGAGGAAAGACAAGAGCATGAGACCAAGTCGTGGGATGGGTGCCATTAACCCCTCTAAGATGCCTAGTGCTAAGAAAAAGGCTCGTAGGGATGATACCGACTTTACCCAATTTAAAGAAGGCGGTAATGTCAATGCTGCGGGTAATTACACTAAACCCAGTTTACGTAAACGGATTGTTTCTCAGGTAAAAGCAGCTGCAACACATGGTACTGGCGCAGGTCAGTGGTCAGCTAGAAAAGCGCAGTTGGTAGCTAAAAAATATAAGGCAGCTGGCGGTGGCTATAAATGAGTGGTTTAGCAAAATCTCAGCGTTCTTTAAAGGCTTGGGGAGACCAGAAATGGACAACCAAGTCAGGGAAGAAGTCGTCCGAAACAGGCGAGAGATACCTGCCAAAAAAAGCAATCGAAGCCCTAAGTCCACAGGAGTACGCAGCAACAACACGGGCAAAACGGCAAGGAAAAGCACAGGGAAAACAGTTCGTGCCGCAGCCCAAAAAGGTAAAAGCAAAAGTAAAACCATATAGGAAAATATGAGTACTTCAGGAACTTCTGCGTTTAATCTAGACCTTAATAACCTCATTGAAGAGGCTTTTGAGCGTTGTGGTACGGAATTGCGTACTGGTTACGATATGCGAACTGCCCGCAGATCCCTGAACCTATTGACGGTTGAATGGGCTAACCGTGGTATTAACCTCTGGACAATCGAGCAGGGTCAAATTGCAATGGTTACTGGGCAAGGTATCTATCCTATTCCAGTCAACACAATTGATCTTCTAGACCATGTAGTCCGTCAGAATAACGGTGTTACCAGCAATCAGATTGACATCAATATTAGCCGTATTTCAGAGTCTACCTACTCTACGATTCCTAATAAGCTAACTACTGGGCGTCCTATTCAAGTTTGGTTTAACCGCCAGACAGGACAGTCTAATTCGACCGCTGTGACCTTAAACGGCACGATTGATGCTGTGACCACATCTATTACCGTTAGTGACGCCAGCGCCCTTCCAATCGGTGGGTTTGTCAAGATTGACAATGAGACAATCAGCTATGCCAACGTAGTAGGGAATGTATTAACAAACTGCTACCGTGGTCAAAACGGTACTACAGCGGCTGCCCATACAACAGGTGCGGCTCTTACGATACAGAACCTTCCTTCTATTAACGTTTGGCCCACGCCCGATGCTGGTGGTGGTCCTTATACCTTTGTGTATTGGAGGTTGCGTAGGATTCAAGATGCTGGATCTAATGGAGCGGTAGAGCCTGATATTCCCTTTCGCCTATTACCTTGTATGGTGGCAGGATTGGCTTTCTATATGGCTCAAAAGCTACCAGATGGACAGGCACGAGTGCAATTTTTAAAGCAAGAATACGAGGAGCAGTGGCTCATGGCTTCTACGGAGGACAGAGAAAAAGCCGCTTCTAGGTTCGTTCCTAGGACGACCTTCTATGCCTAATAAATTTAGTAGTGGCAAATTTGCGATTGCCGAATGTGACCGATGCGGTCAGAGGTATAAGCTAAAGGAGCTACGGAAGTTAGTTGTAAAGCAACAGATAAAGAACATTAAGGTGTGTCCTAGCTGTTGGGATCCAGATCAACCGCAGTTGTCGTTAGGTTTATATCCAGTAGATGACCCACAGGCTGTACGGGAACCACGTCCTGATATAAGTTATACGGTATCTGGAAGTAGCGGTTTACAGATTAATGGAACAAACGACAATACCTTAGAAGGTGTTGGTTTTCCAGAAGGTGGTAGTAGAATATTCCAATGGGGGTGGAACCCTGTTGGTGGGTCTAGAGATGATGGATTAACCCCCAACAACTTAGCCCCAGAAGGTCAGGTAGGTAGCGTAACAGTAACAACAACATAAGGAGTTAAAAATGTTTAAGAAAAGCGCAGATGGGATTGCTAAAAAAGGCAAGACCGAAGGTAAAAACTTAGGTGATAGCGGTCCTACAGTCTTGGGCATGAAAGCAAAGCCGAAGATGGGCGGTAAAGACCAGATGGTCATGAAGAAAATTGGACGTGGTTTAGCAAAAGTTCAAAACCAAATGATGCGTAAAAGCGCAGGAAGAGGTCGATAATGGCTAAGTTCTCTAAAAAAGTAATGGGTAAAGAAGTAGGAGACGCTAAAGTCTATGCTCCTCCCCATACAATGAAGGGTAAGACAATCTCTGCTAAAGGGCTAACTTCCAAAGGTATGACTGGCGCACAAGAAATGGCTACTACGGATATTTCTGTTGGTGGGATTAGTAAGTTTAAAGGTAAACCTATAAACCAATATGGCAAGATCGAGATGCGTGGTGCTGGTGCAGCAACCAAAGGTCGTATGTCTAGCGGGAAGATGGGATGAATTACACGCAGTTAACGTCCGCTATTAAAGGCTTTGCTGAGAATGACTTCCCAGCAACAGTTGGGTCGTTTACATCTGCCGAGCAGATTGCTAGGTTTGTACAGTTGGCGGAGCAACGCATCTATAACATGGTGCAGTTACCTGCTATCCGCAAGAACGTTACGGGTACTATGACTGTAGGAAATAAGTACTTATCGACTCCTTCAGACTGGCTATCAACCTTTAGTCTTGCGGTGATTAATGCGGCAAATGAGTATCACTACTTATTGAATAAAGACGTTAACTTTATCCGTGAGTCCTATCCTGATACAGATTCAGCGTTTTTTGGAAAACCTGAGTATTACGCTGTTTTTGACGACAATACCTTTATTCTAGGACCTACCCCAGACGCTACTTACAATTCAGAGCTTCATTATTTTTACTATCCAACGTCAATTGTGACCGCAGGGACGTCTTGGTTAGGGACAAACTTTGACTCTGCTCTTCTGTATGGGGCATTGCTAGAAGCAGCTTTATTTATGAAAACAGACGCTGATACTATGACAATGTATAAAGCCCGCTATGACGATGCAATGGCAGAACTTAAACAATTAGGCGATGGTAAGAACCGTCAAGACGCCTACAGAAGTGGACAAGTAAGGTATCCAGTTAGATGATTAACAAAGTTCCAGATTTATCAGGTAAAAGTATTGCTATTGTGGCAATGGGTAAATCCCACAGTCAGTTCATCCTAGCCAAAACCCATTCTCAGCCAATTGATGAAGTATGGGCAATTAATGCTATGGCAGGGGTCATTTACCACGACCGAGTCTTTATGATGGATCCAGCCAGCCGATTCCTAGATAGTGATGATGCAGGCACTCAAACGGGACTTATGCGGTCGGTACTAGAGAAACACACAGGACCAATCTATACTTGTGAATTAGATCCCCGTTGTCCTGGATTAGTAGAGTTTCCCTTAGATGAAGTAATGAATGCTTGCGGGACGGGATACTTTAACAACACCGTAGCCTTTGCTATTGGCTATGCAATTGCTGCCAAAGTAGGACAAATTCACCTGTATGGGATTGATTTTTCTTACAAAAACGTAGTCCACTTTGCCGAGGCAGGTAGGGCGTGTTGCGAGTTTTTACTGGCAAAAGCAATGGAACGGGGCATTAAGGTTGGTATAGCTCAAGGATCATGCCTGTTAGACACCAGCGAGCCGACTATTAGTAAGCTGTACGGCTACCACCGCCTTAGTGATCCGTTGGTCGTAGGGCTAGAAAACGAACGGTTTGTGGCTAAAAAGTACTCTGAAATTAAAGATACGGTAAAAGACGAGGTGGAATACAACCCACCAGAAGCAAAGAGGACATAAATGTTTGAAATTAAAACTGGCGATATTATCAGCCCTCTCGTAAAAACAAGTAATTATGGCGGTTTACCGCTTGAAGAATTGACAGAACTCTGCGTAAATAGGATCATTGGGGTATCAGAAACTGCCCCGCCCGAAATTCGGGAGCAAGCAAAGTATTTCAGAGAGGCATTAGAGCGTACAATCTCTGAATATTTGAGTCGTGCAGCGCAGTCCGAAAGGGCTAGTTGCATTCAAGTTTGTGTACAAGGCGGTGAAGTTGAGGCTGCCAATTTATTAAGGAGAATTTAAATGGCTTTTACAGGTAACTTCATGCCAACTTCTTTTAAGGTTCAAATCTTACAA